TCTCATCTTATGATAATCTTTTTCCGCAATTGCGCGCAAAATTTCAAATTTATCATAAAACCGGATATTTTCATGTTTATCTCATAATTTTCTGTAAGAACCTAAATTAATAATAGCATCTTCTAAAGTTTTTACGCCTACTTTAATTTTTCCATACTCAGTGGTACCATTACCATTAAAGGCGAAACCTTTTTCTCTAATGGCGTCTTGTCTATCTTTATTTTCCAAAGTCCCACCTCCTAGTAGCCTGCTTTTTTCATAATATAATCATAATCAATAATATTCTCATCGGTATATGGAATTTCTATTAATTTAATATCATGAAGAGCGCAAAATCTACGTTTTTTAGCATCATTAAATTGCTGCTGATAAAATCCACGTTTTCCACCAAATTTACTACTAGGTTCATAATGCTGACGACCTTGGTATTCAATTATAAAATCTATATTACCATCATCATCAAACACCACAAAATCAAATCTTAATGGTTTTCCGTTCGGGCTATTCAATCCTTTAAAAGATAGTTCCATCTTAAAATTAAGTCCGGCTTGAGTTAGAATATCTTCAATTTTTATTTCTCCTCTACTTGCCCTCATAATTTTCCTCCTATCCTAAATGCGAGCTGAATCGCCATTCCGCAGCATTGAATTTTTTCTTCTTTTTACGCTTATTATCTTCAACTTGTTTAATATATCATAGTCCATATTCAAATGCAGAAAATTTATCCTTTTTAATACTACGATTAGCCTGCTTTAAAATAATGTTAATTCCTTCATTTTCTTCACGAAGATTTAACATCTCCTCTTTTAATATAGAAGTTAAGGTATAGGGTTTTAAATAATCTGTCCTTTCATCAGGGGTCATTTGTTTACCCTTTTGAGTTCCAAGAAGTTTATTTTTTGCAACCCTTTCGTCAATTAAGAATTTTACTTTTCCAGAAGTAAGTTGTGTTTGTACGTTTGAATGCGCTTCTGTATTAATCGGCGCATTTGCTTTCATTAAATACATCGCATCTTGTTCTGTTACATTAGTTCTAAATTTTTTATATTCTTGCTCAATTCCTTCTGACGTTCCGCCAATAACGCCAAAATCTGGATACTCTTCTCCAGTTAATGGGTCAGTTTGCGGTTTTACCATAAAGTCAACTAAGCCTGTACCAAGGCCATTGGCATCTATTACAATTCTTCTTGCTTTATATTTATAGAATAAGCGTTTTGCCCAAATTGCTTGATCTTCAAAATGCATATTTTCTAAAACATAAAGATTTACCAATGATTTTATAGATACTTCTCCATAGTTCTGTGGAGTTACCTTAAATACAGTAATTACACTATCACATCCATTTTTACCAGTATTCTGTCGCGCAACGTCCATAGAAAGAATATAATAACTCTGTAAACTTGATCGACCAGAATGTTCGTATTCAGGCTTTTGGAGTGAACGGTTTCTATCAAATGCATCTCCATTAAAGAACGCATCAGCAGTGGTTCCTGATCACTTTGACTCATATTCACGTTGGAACGATGCTTCATTAAACGTACCATCTCGTTTAAGGTCTTGAATAAAGTTTTTATCAAGAAGTTTTGCAAGAACCGGGATCCTATAAGTTCCTCCCATAATAAACGCTTTTTCTGGTTCAGTTATCATCCAAATTAGGAACTGAATAAGTTTATCATAAGGGAATGAATTCTTATATCCCGCCGTTGTGATAAATAACTGTGATTTATTTAAAGTCTCTTCATTATGCATACTACCATCCATGCATAATCTAGAAACGTTCATAATTGGTAATATTACCTGTGAAAGTATTTCACCATCAATACCAACACACTCTTCCATTAATCCACCGTGACGACGTTTACCTCTTGATTTCTCACTGGCCGCAAGATTATCGAAGAAAGAACCATTTTTAAACATATAACAAACATAGTCCTTACCTTCTCTTGTTTTACCAGGTCTGCGATCAAGTTCTCTATCAAAAGCCGGTACCAAAGTACATATTTCATTAACTTTCTCTTTGACAATGCCAGCACTTTGCTCTTTGCCCCCCGAAGTAACAAACAATTTTGCTCTAGGGTATAATACACATCTGCACATAAGTATTAATACCGATAAAAAACTCTTACTATATGCTCTTGGAAATACAGCATAAACATATTTATACCGCATTGCTACTCGTAAGAAAACTCTTTGATAAAAGAAAAAGCGGAGTCCATTTTCTGGAATTTCTCCATCTTTTCCAGTTTGCAAAAAATCTACAAACATATCTGGGTACTCTCGCCAATATGCTATATATTGGCGTAATTCTGGTTTAATTTTTTCCAAACGCTCTTCTGATAAGCCAATCTTTTTCTTATCTTTTGAAATCTCTAATAAATCTTGTAAAGCCATATTACTCACCAGCTTTCGTATAATCTGTTAGATTTTCCAATAGCGCATTATCTTTATCTGCTAGATCATCTTCAAAATCATTAAATTCTTCAAATTCACCATCAGAAATATAACTAATGTCATTAGAGAATAATGCTTCTTCAAGAATGTCTTCATCTCCAGCCGCATCTGCTTCGGTTTGCGCTTCACGAATTTTATCTTCTTCAATCTGCTTAACCGCATTCTCAATAAGATTACCAATATTAGTTTCTTCTGTAATTAAAGAATGAGTATACTCTTGTAAATCCTGAAGAACTCTATCAACCTTATCTTGCGGGCCATCGGTATAATATCGTGGGATAAAACCATCTTTTTCACACATCATTACAATTTCTGAAATTGAATCAACGGCTTCACCAGATTCTGCCTTATTCTGCGCAGCAGTAAATTTACCAGAGCGCATTAAACTGTCATACATCTTTTGGGTCTTTTGCGCACCATCAACATCTCCTAGATCAATTAATTGATCTAGTTTAAGGGAAGTTTTCGCAAGTTTTTTAAGAGTATCTTTATGACCAGCACTTTGAATATCATAAGAATCCATAAAATCATTATAGTATTGTTCCAATCATACCCATTCTGCTGGCTTATAAGATGCCCCTCATTTTAGTTTAAGATAAGTCACATCTTCATCTGTTAAACCTAATTCATCAGCAGATTCAGCTGGTTCTTCAAATGTAAATGTTTCATAAGTGTCTGCGCCAGCAGGTAATCCGACCGTGTGATCGGGCTCGCGCAACTCTCCCTCTGGAATCTCAAAAGTCCTTTCGCGCAATGCTTGATCTATTTCTTGCATTGTTGCGCCGTTCGCTTCAAGCGCCTCGCGCACCTTTTTATGATCCAGCTCTTGGAGATATTCGGTATCTTTCCAGCGCCAGTCTCTATATTGTTTAAGTTTCATTTTAGAAAGGTATCTTCCTAAAATAGTAGTACCTGTAACTTTTTTCCGATCGGCTCCATACCGAGCTAAAAGTCCATTTCACTCATCGGGAATGTAAGGTACATCAACCTCTTGTAAAATCCATAAATATGTATCTGGATTTCAATTATCTACATGCATTGTTAAACATTTTTTACAAATGGGGATAGTTCCACCGTTTGGATATTTTTCTAAATTATTAGATAGATAAAACTCACTTCTCTTTAATGTTCTATGGCATTTTTCACAAAAGATTAAATCATTTTTTACATTATCCATAAACTACCTCCTTTTAAATATTTACCACGCAATTGCCGCAAATTACAAATTTTCGTCCTTTTTATTACGACATTCTTTACAAATACTATAAAATCCATCTTTACTAGTTTTGTTTTTGCTGAAATATTTATTATGAGCCAGTTTAATCTTTCCGCAGCGAGAGCATCTCTTATATTTGCCCTTTTTTTCATTTAAATAATACCAATCTAGGAATTCATCTTCTGCTGCGGACGCAATTAAGTTAGGAATTTTATTACGCCATAAAGATGAAATATATTCTAGACTGTGCTTAATACCAAATTCTTCTTCAATTACATCGCGAATTTCAGAATTTTGCATTCCATCCACTTTACACTCAACAATTCTGTATAAGAGAGGCTGGTCTTTTAACGCAATCATACTCACCTTGTCAAATTCTTCCATAAGGAATCAAGTATCTCCCATAAAATCACCCCAGCTGTTTTGGCGCAATTTAGAATAGTTTACTAAAATTGCAGAGCATACTTTTGGATTGCATAGAGAGAATCCAGTAGTATCAACATTTCCTTCTTCGTCAATCTTTGTTTCTCATGGTAATTCAATGTGATGCTCTGAATGGACAAGATGCATTGATTGCACTGGTGGATTTCTATGCTGTTTTATTACATACTGATCCTTACGACTTTCTATTAAGGCTTTTTTTGCTATAAAAGCGTTACGACCCTCGCTATGGCGCACCCGGTAGTCCCAGGCCGCAATGGATTCATCAGTTTGTTGTAATTCAGGTATCTCTTCTCTATCTTTTTTAGTTATTGAAATTTTAGGTTGAAATATTACATGTTTATCTTCATTAGTTATATTATAAACTCCATCTTCGCCATTTTCAAATTGCGAGACAAGTCCCTCATAAGAGGTTTCTCTTTTATTAACAGTTGCTAAGCGGTTTTCA